ATGGAAATAGTGTTTTGGTGCACATTGATCTCATTATCATTTGCATTTATCGGCGGGATTCTCATTGCTTGGGCTAAACTAAAACAAGATAGAAGTTCATCAGATAAGTCAGATAAAATTTTAAACTTTAGCACTGAAAATTCTAAAAGTTTGGAGAAAATTGGTGTTAAAACTGATACTTCCCTTTCTGAGATTTTGCTTTTAAAAAATCAAATTAGTGAACTAAATAACCAACTTAAACCATTTAAAAATATAGCAAAATCCAAATACCCTAATCTTAATGAGAACGAAGGTCTTATAAAACTTCAGAACCATATTTTTGAAATAGAAAGAAAGACAGTTCAACTACAAGAGAAAGCAACTGAATTAGAGAATAAAGTAAAACCGAGAGAACTGTCTGAAGATCAAAAAAGCCTTCTTTATTCATCCCTTAAAGAGAAAAGGTTCCCAATTTTCATTAGCAGCAAAATGATGGACACTGAAAGTCTACACTTTGCTGAACAAATTTACAATGTTATAGAAAAAGCTAGATGGCCGGCTTTTCTTAGTAAAGCAATGACTTCAATAATTGACTTTGAAGGAGTAGGTATTTTCTCATTTCCTGACAATAATTTTCCAGAAGCAGAAAATATATTATTAAAAGCGTTCGAGAAAGCTCAAATAAAGGTTCAAAAAGTTACAGTACCAAGGAATAAAATGGGTGAATTTCCAGCAACACCTTGTATCGTTTTAGTTGTAGGTGGTAAATGATAAAGCCTACCGCTAATATCAGGTTGCTTCAATTCGGCTGATGAATATTAGCTCAGCAACAATAATTCTAATGTTCTTTAGTAATATATTTCAGCTGACTGAATGCTATGGCCGCTATTGCAGCAAGCTGTTAACCCTAAGAAGATTACCCCTATCCTGCATATTTCATTCTTTTTATACACTTCACCAATCTTTTTATCTATTTGGACGAATTGTCCATATTTTTTCAAGCGCGGCTGTTATATTGTGACAACCCTCACTATGACTAAAGCGCCCCAGGGCAACTACACAGTTAAAGTGCCCACCAAGACTTACCTACGGAAATATGTAACTGCTTCATTGGGTGCACCCATTGCACTCAACTACTCTTCCACTTTAGGAACCCTCATCTTGTCACTTCTGGAAATGGACTCCTTTTCCGTGAACATGAACCTGGTCAAGCAGGATACCCGCCTAACCAGCTTTGATGACTGCATCGAAGCGGTGTCTTCCATTAAGACAATGCGGTATAAGGGCTACTCGCTCACCCCTACCAAGATCATTGCCATCAACCGCTTCCTGGAAAACGCTTTCATCGAGGACTTGTACATTCATTGCAAGTCATCCCTTAAAAAAAGGGAATGGCGCCCAGGCATTGAAGATGGTATCCGGAGCTTTGCCGAAGGTTGTGGAATCATCATCGATGAAGACATCTCCCTGGATGCTTTAAAGAAGGCTGAATGGCGGTTCCGCAAAAAAAAGGAGGAGAGAAAGTTGCAGACTTTTGTCCTGCCACAAAGAGGCACTTCAGCCTTCGCATTCTGCTAAAAATCCCCCTTTCCGCTGTCCTTTCACTCCCGGAGCCCTTGCGCAACATTTGCGTAAATGTTCCAATCATCTTACACAGGCATAAAACCATTGCACCGGAATACCGCCTACAACGGTGGTTTTTGTCGTTTCTGGTTTATCCCGGTTGAAGAGGTATTGGTTATGCCGCGTATCAATGCAGCAACCCAATACCTGGTGGATGAACCGTCCATCCGTCCCGGCGCTGCGTGGCTTGGACCAATTGCTGTCCCTCGTGACCGCATAGGCTTTTCCGAAGAGTTCAAGCGCACTGCTGCAGGTCATTATTATGTACACAAGATTGAAGGAATCCACCCAGGCGAAAGCGCAGAGAGCCGGGTTAACTTCGAAAACCTGCCTTATCATAAGTACCTGGCCATCGGCAAAATGAGGGCTGGAGGCTTTTACTGCCTGGTGGGTACAAAAGACAGCCCACTTTCTTTCAACCCGGAGTTCAGGGGCGGCCTTGGTCCTGGTGACATTGCTCAAAACCTGTTTTCCTTTTCCACCAATCATATAAGCAAAGCCTATGTGCTGCCACAATTCACGGCTGATGCTATTGCCTCTGGCTTGCCAGGCAATGGCCCTGGCGATGGCAGCGGCAATGGAGGTAATACCATGGCCCAGAAAGAAACGATCCCCTTCCAAAACCAACCCACCATTTCTATTCCTTGGACTCCGCTGCGGCAGAACCGGTTTGGCAACTTCCCGATCGTGCAGGTATGGCTCATTGAAGACGGCGGGGTTCCGTACAAGGCAAATGCCGGCAGCATCGAGGTAGATGCACCGCCTCCAGCTTTTACCGAACTAACGGTGAGGCTTGGCGGCAATCCTACTGGCTTTATCGAAATAATGTAAGAACCAATATCCTGATGAAAACAAGAATCCTTTTACTCCTTCTACTTATTACGGGCTTTGCACAAGCCCAGGTAACTAACCGGATCCAGGGCGACATCATTCGCATGAACCAAAATGGTAACGCTCCGGCTGAACTTCAACTGGAGAACAGCACCAAGGGCAGGACTGGAGCAGTCCTGAAGAACAAGGGTAACGGCCTCACTGAGTTCGATTACGTTGTTGATGATGCCTGGACCACTGGTGATACCCTCTATCTGAAAAAAGGTCCAAACCTGCTAAAAGTCCGGAGAAGCGGTATCAATTCAACTGATACCACATCCGCCAACGGTCTTCCTGCAATTGCATCCGGATGGTGGGCACAGCAACAACTTGCAGCATTGCCATCCCAGCAGGATCCATATATGGTGAACGGACAGCTTGCCGGCATTGACTTTAAGGACGCAAATGGCAATGTTTACTTCCGGTGGCTATTCGACACAACAGGCAACAGCAAACAATACCTGGAGGCCATCGATTACCATGATCCGCTTTGGCTCACCGGACTGGGCTGGTCCAAAATCCTCAACCATCCAACAACTATTGGCGGGTACGGGATCACAGATGCATTCACCCAAGCAACAGCAGATGCACGGTACCCACTTCTTTCCGGATCATACGCGAATCCTGCCTGGCTAAGTTCCCTTGCCTGGTCAAAGCTTACTGGGGTTCCAACCTCATTCACACCATCAGCACACACCCATCCGTGGGGCACAGATGTAACTGGTAAGCCCACAACCATTGCCGGATACGGCATTACCGATGCATTTACCCAGACGCTGGCTGATGCACGTTATCCGCAGCTTTCCGGATCCTATACCAACCCTGTGTGGTTAAGCTCTTTTGCCTGGGCAAAGCTCACAGGTTTGCCTACAACCATTGCAGGTTATGGAATCACTGATGCTTTTACCCAAACACTCGCTGACTCCCTGTATCCACTCCTTTCTGGTAGCTATGCAAACCCATCATGGATTTCCAGCCTGGACTGGAGTAAAATCATTAATGCTCCACCCTCGGGTAATGGTAGCTGGCCACTCATTTATTCAGCACCCGGTGATGGAAACACTGCGCATGTAAGTAATACAGGAAGTGATACAATACAGGTATGGAACAATGACGGCATTCTCCGTATGCGGTTAACCCAAAACGGCCTTCTGGAAAGATACCTGCGCTCGGGTAGTGAGATTGGATCAATAAGGGATGGCACTCCTGGTAACCTGCCCGGTGTGCTCTTTTACAATGGCACCGGTAACGGGCGAACCCAATGGACACAGCTGGGTAGTTCTGGTGGCCATGCCTGGTGGAGTACTTCCGGCAGCGGTAACATTCCAACAGGTGAAACCCACAACATGACCCTAAATAATTCAGGCAACCTGTGGGTGAAAGGAAACATTACTGGTTCTTCACTAATCATGGCTGCATCAGCCACAACATCAGGCATACTCAATGGGGAGATCAAGTGGGGAGCTGACAGTAAGTATCATGTTGGAATAGACGGGGATCATACTTTATTGACATCAGCTCCTAATGGTGTAGCAACCCTTCCCGGTAGTTTCCTTTCAGTAACCGGCGCCTATGGTTACGGACTCCAGTTCGGTGGAAATGTGACAGTAGGTGGTGATGGAGCAAGCGGGTTCTCGCTGTTCACCAATTCGACGCAGCGCATGAACATAACGCAGTCCGGGTCTATCATATTCCCTGGTCTTGCCGGTGGTTATGGTGATAGGGTTGCAGTTGTCTCAGCAGGTGGGGCACTAATGGCATCCACTAAGAAACTTGGGTTTTCAAAACAGGTATATAATTCAGGGGCACCTGAAATTTTGATTGACCAGGCTGCCGTTGAACATTTTGTTCTGTTGGGCGGCACCGCTACCGGGGTAAGCTTTCCGGCAGTAGTGGACAATGTCATTTTAAATGTGACAAACACCACGGCTTCAGCAATATCAGTAAACGCAAACCAGCCGCAAAACCACGATCAAACCTTAACAAGTATTCCCGCAAGAACAGGGATGAAGTTTATAAGGGATGGATCCTTCTGGCGCCGTGTTCTTTAATCCAATAAAACCCTTTATTCATGAAATACCTACTCACGCTTTTGCTCATTTCAGTTTGCCACCTATTTACAGAGGCTCAACCTCCTGATCAGGACACCAGTGTTGCACCAGTGCCACCTGTTGACCTGCACGACTATAAGAGTGACACCATCCACTTCAACAACATCCAAGCATGGCAATTTGGATACATCGGTGTAGTGGCACCCAATACCACACCTGAAAACAGCGCATACCTGAAACGGGTTGCTAAGAAGTGGGATGGTGTTGACACCTTCCAGACGATCAAAGTGGTAACGACTTATGGCCAGTTCATTGACACCTATGAGCGGCTGCTATCAAAGTCCGATGGCATGGTTGCAGACTTCAACAATGCCCTGCTCCTGAAGGTATTTCCTGATGCGGCCCGACATCCATGGGTTCTGCTACAGGTTGATGCGCTGAAAAAGAAGTACGCGGCACTTCGGCAAAAGGCCTTGGAGGATGGTTACCGACTGCTTCTGGAACACAAACGCTCCATCCTTTTAGACAACATGCTTGACGAATGAAATACCGAGGTAAAACAATCCAGCTGGATCCGGACAAGGTGTATGTCGGTGTGGCGCGGTATGGATGGAAGAAAAAAGGCATTGCAAGGCTCACTGCTCCTGCAGTCCGCTACTTCACCAAAAAGCCTTTCAACCATGGCTGGCTGCTCATAAACATCATGGGCACATGGGTAATGTTTGAAAGTGCTGAGGGTGGCTGCACGGCTGTCCTGGCAGAGCAGCCTGAAATAGGCATCGACCGCAAAGGGAGCAGGATACAAATCCGGCCGTACATCGGCCCGCTCTCCCGCACTGATGTACTTAAGGCAGCTTCCCTGCAGCTGGGGCTGAAGTACGACCACATCAACCTGGTTGTGCACCAGCTCATTTACCGGTGCGGCGGTCCATGGATCGGCCGCACAGGACCGGATGCAAAAGGCAAGGTGCAATGCTTTGAGTTCCTTTTCAACTGCTTCAACCTGCCACAGGCCTGGCTGGCCAGTGGCGCTGAGTTCGACCAACAAACAGTTTTTGACAATCCAATATTCAACGAAATATGAAACCCTTTCTTTTCTTTCTCCTTCTTTTGCCCTTCCTGGCATTAGCCCAGGCAGGAACAGTACCTGCAATCAAAGAATTTCCTGTCCCTATAGGCAGGGGCGGTGGATCTGGCCTTACCCAGGCGCAAAGAGACTCTATCAGGGCTGCAAACATTGGTATTGCTGATCTGAATACCCGCATGGATGGCAAAAAGGACATTGATCCTAATGAGATCCCTTTTACCCAGGAGCATTCAGCAACTATTGAAAACCTGAAGAACCTGAAAATTGTACCTGCTGACAGTGTTCAGCGCAAGACTGATCTCCTGGACGCAGGGCGCATCTTCAACACAGTACCGGTGGATAGCCTGTATGGCATTGGCCTGCACAGCAACTTTTCTGCTAAGGCATTCCGGTATTTAGGCAGCCGGGTGAAGGCCTTTACCCTCACCTGCAGCTTATGGGAAAGCGGTGACTCCACGATGGCCACAGAGGGCAGTTTAAGGCTGCATGCCGTTATCCTGGACAGAGATACCGTTGTATCGAAGATCGGCTTCAGGCAGTACCGGCAGGGCGACTACACAGCCGGCACCATGAACGCCATGGGTATATACCGCCTTAACTCCACCCTTGACACCCTCTTCCTGGTTGCAAACACCAACAACAACCCTGACCTCTACAAAGGCGTGAACCGGACGGATGTAACAGAACCCCTCACTGCATCCGTTATCCTCAAAGCAGGCGCCTACTATGCTGGGTACATCCATACCAGGACGGCAGCTGTCATGCCTCCCAGCATGTGTGGCGATACCGGTGACGGTGATGTTCCGGAGCGGTGGGGAGGCTCCCTATCCTTTGCCTACCACCTCACAGGCACCACAACCTTCCCGGCATTCATCAAGGTTTCCTCCCTCAGCGTGAACAAAGACAAACGACTTATATGGTTCGAGTAATTCTATTTATTGCCATCCTGCTGCTCCAGCTGGGTGGCAGTGCTCGGACGATTTTTGTAAACGCGACCAGCGCAACTTACAATCCTGGATCTGCAACAGGCTCCGGTACCCTTGCTACGCCATGGGACTTTTCCAAGATTCAGGCGGAAGCCAATAAAACGGCCGGCTCCGAGATCGTGCCTGGCGACTCAATACTTTTCAATCGTGGGCAGGTCTACCGCGGCACCTTGGTATGGCGTGTGTCCGGAGCTGCCGGCGCACCCATTTACGTGGGTGCTTATGGCTCAGGACCTTTGCCGGTGATATCTGGTTTTGTAAACCTTACCGCTTTCCCTGGAAAGGTGGGCAATCAGTACACCAGCCTCAGCTTTTCCAATTTGCCAGCCTGCAAGACGGTAGTTGTGAACGGTGAGCTGATCCCTCCAGGAAGATGGCCAAACGATGCCGGTACCGTGGACAGCGCTATTGGATGGGGCTGGCTGCGTTCCTCTGCAACTGGATCCACTACAACCTTTAAAACAACCTTCAGCCGTATTGGCGGCCGTGCTGGTGCAGCTGCTTTGGTTGGCTCCACTGCGCATGTGAGAACCAGCCGGTGGACCATCGATAGTGTGCGCATTGGCAGCTTCACCGTTTCAGAAGGTGTAGGCACCGATAGTGTTGTGACCCTTACTTACAGCAAAGGCGCAACCCAGTATGCCCACCCATTAGGGTACGGAGCAATATTCACTGGCAAAAAGGAGTACCTGGACTTGGATAAGGAATGGACCTATGAAGGTGGTGCCCTGACCGTTTACCTGCAAAACAGTTCCACCCAATACGATATCAGGGCAGCAAAGGAAGAGAACATCCTGACTGTGATCGATGCTGATTGGGTGAACTTTCACACCCTGAGGTTGGAAGGCGCCAACTATGCCGGCCTGCAGCTGGAAGGCACAGCCTCAAATCTCACTTTTGTGAACGGTGAAATCCAATATTGCGGAAGTAAAGCAGTCAACGCTCACCAAAAGAACTCCGTAGCCAATATCATGGTGATCGGTTCAAAGCTGTATGACCTGGGCAATTTCGGCATTGATCACCGGGAAGCGGGTAGATTCTGGACAGTGAAAGATTGTGACTTCCGCCGTATTGGCCATCTGCCAGGTATGGCCGTGGTAGAAAATTCCAATCAGTCTTGCGCGATAAGGGGCGGCGGCCTTGGCGCTGACGGTCATGCCTATATTAACAATGAATTTCGGGTGATCGGCTACAGCGCGATAAGGTTCAACGGTGATGACACCCGCATCATGTATAACAAGTTTTGGGACTATTGCTATTTGCTTGATGATACCGGCGCCATTTACTCCGTAAAAACTACCAGCAAGGACGCCACACTGATCAAGTTTAACTATGTGGATGGTGCCAATGCTGGCAACCCCTTGCAAGGGGCGGGCGTGCGAAATACTATAGCAAAAATCGGCATTTACATAGACGATGAGGGCCACGGCTCTCCAGGGCGGGAAATTTGGATCGATAGCAACATAGTTGTGAACGCCCCCCGCTCCGGCGTTTATTTGCACAACAACCACGATATCCACCTTCGGGGTAATTCCTTCTATAATAACAAGGAAAGCCAAATGCAGATAATTACTGATTTAGGCGCCACCCGGAACACGTACAAGAGCGACGACACAGCTCACAACATACACAGCCATGGTAATAAGCTATTAAGCACCAGCACGGCCAACGCGGATGAAATAGTTAAGTTTTTCGCCGTTGCCAATACGCCGGCCGCCTTGACCAATTTAGACGAGCAGGCGCCTTGGATTGGACAAAATAACTACAACGGCATAGACAGCAATTATTATTTTAAACCGTTCCACGCATCAACGGAGTGGGTTTATGCCATCTATAATTACATAGGAACGACCGCCAACGTAGCAGCGAAACCGAGCATTGCAAAGTGGGCGGAAACCTTCGGACACGACAAGGCCACCAAAGTCAGCCCGGTTAAGTTTGCAGGCACTACCCAGCCGGATACTGCAGTGAAGTTTTACTACAACATTGGCACCCAGGACACGGTGATCAATCTGACAAAGAGCTACAAGAACGAGCGCGGGGAAATAAACTACCCTGGCACCTTGATATTGAAGCCCTGGGAAACAGTGATGCTATTCAGGTACGAGGCAAGTGCACCACCTCCGCCACCACCACCACCACCGCCACCGGTGGAACCAGGTGAAACCGATGTCGTAGGCTACCGCGGCCCTTATGCAGTTACAACAAAGACAGGCAAACGGGTTACTTATGGTCCTTACCTGGTTGTGAAATACGAGCCCGTTTACCGGCAGAACTTTTTCACCAACTCTGAAGCGCTGGAAGCCTTCAACCGGAGTGCTGCAGTAACTGTTGCGGCCAATGCTGCCCAGGCTCCCAACGACAGCTTGTTTGCTGAAGCCTTTACTACAACTGTAAGCGCCTCCAGCCTGCAGCACAACATCTGGCAGCCAGGGGCCACAAAGCTGGACACGGTTTATACTATCTCGGTACATGCCAAGACAGGTACACACCGGTACCTGCAGCTTTACACCGGTACCACCGGGTTTGGTCCTACTGTGTTCGGCAACTTCGACCTGCAAACGGGCACAGTGACCTTCACCGGTACCGGTGTGCTGGCTTCAGGCATTATGGCCAAAAAGAATGGCTGGTATGAGTGCTGGATAACAGGCAAGGCCACTGCAGCTGCTGCATCAGGTGTAAATAACTCCTTCAACCTGATCGACAATCCAACGGCAGCAAGGGCGCGCTTCTACGTTTCCCCGACTGCAACTACCCTGTACCTGTGGGGAGCGCAGTATGCTACAGGCGAAAAAAGAGGGTATACAAAAACCACATCAACACCAAAACAATAATTTAAAAGGCTCCATTTCGGAGCCTTTTTTCTTCAACTTTTTTGCAGACTTCTGTCCTTTCACTTTTTGGATAATTTCTCGGTCTTTGCCATGTATTAAAAATCCAACTAATCCAATTTTAAATGAAAACCGCCCTTATTTACGTATCCCTGCTTTTCATCAAAGTGAGCATTTTACCGAACACAAACCTGCTAATCTGGATGGCTCTTGCTATGACACTCGACTTCTTGACAGGCTTCAGCAAAGCAGTTGTGCTGAACCAAGCCCGTACATCCGGATGCTTGCGAAAAACCATCACCAAGTTTGTGCAGTATGGTGGCGCCGTAGCAGTAAGTGTTGTACTTAGCCAATCGGCCGAACAGCACAAGATGCAAGATGCAATGCGGCTTGCCAGCATTTTAGGTGATGCCCTGGTTGTGTTCATTATATATATCGAAATCACCAGCATCTTCGAAAACCTGATTGCCATTGACAGTGAATCACCGATTGCTAAATACTTCTTTGTTCCCGCACATAAGATACTGACGGCTCAGATCAAGCGGAGCCCCGCTGTTCAGGCCGCTGAAAACCTTGACCAGGTAAAGCCATAATTATGACTATAAAGACAACCAATAGGCTGTTCTCCTTGCTGCTTGTATCAATCCTTATTGCCCTGTCAACGGCATACTCTTCCTGTTCCATACTTGAAAAGAACAAGAGAAGCAGCTCCAGTATGGAAGCAACCCAGGAGGGCAAAGCTGTGAAGGGCAGCGAACAAACTGCAATTGATCTTTCTTCCCTCACTCAGGTTCGGGATACAGGAAAGAAGCAATCGACCTCCGATTTTATCCGCGAATCATTGACTTTGGCAATTCCGGAATGGTATTTCGGACGCTCAGATAATGAGCCCGGATATAACAGGTTCTACACCCCTGATGAAGACATGATTAAAGGCACCGGAAAACCAGTAACTATCACCTACAGCCGCGAATCAGGATCCAATTCCACCTCCGAGCAGGCTGGCAAGGATAGCACTGCGAAACTGCAAGGATCCTTAAAACATAGCCGCGATACAACGGCACAGGAAAACAATTCATCCCACAAGGCTGACAACACAGAAGACCAGGACACCAAAAGAAAAAAACTACTCTCAGGCTTTAGCATTGGGGTGGGGATCATGGTCCTGCTGGCCTTGATTGGCTTTGTGGCCACTCGTGTAGTAAAAGCCAACAATCCACTATCCTAATGGCGAACTTTACTACAGCCTACAATGCAACCATGGGGCATGAAGGCGCACATAGCGACAACCCCAAAGACCGTGGCGGAGAAACCTGGAAAGGTGTTGCCCGGAACTTTCATCCATCCTGGAGCGGGTGGGCAATTATCGATGCATGCAAGCGCGAAAAAAGCTTTCCCGCCAACCTGAAGACCAACCAGGCCCTCGAGCAGATGGTGCGCATGTTTTATAAAAAGGAATTCTGGAACCGCCTCTCCCTTGAAAATATTCAAGACCAAAGCATTGCAAACGAGATGTTTGATACTGCAGTAAATTGTGGTCCAGCTGTTGCAGGCCAGTTCCTCCAAAGAGCATTGAATGTGCTCAACCGAACCGGCCGCGACTATCCCAACCTGGTTGTTGACGGCCAGATAGGCCCCAAAACAGTTACGGTCCTGAATGTTCACCGCAGCCCAGCCGATGTACTTAAAGTGCTGAACATCCTGCAGGGGAACCGCTATATCGAAATCTGCGAGGCCCGCGAAACACAGGAGACCTTTACCTCCGGATGGCTTAAGCGGGTATCACTCACATAATCAACCTTTTTCAGGCAAGCAATCGTTAGACGCCCGCTGTTTTTACAGTGGGCTTTTTATTACCTCATTACCTGTCCTTTCACTTCCAGATGCTCCGGAATAGGTTTGTATTGTGGATTACAAAGTAGCAAGTAGCATTTATGGCAAGCCCTGGTTGATTGAACAGGGAGCAGCTGTTGAATATATCAGCCTGCTCGAAAACATCCGTCAGGGTAAGGCTTCATTTGTTAAGCGGCCCAGTGCAAAGTTGGCTGCCTATGCCTTATCATCTACAGTCATTGCCGCTCCTGATAACAGGTACGCAGCAAAAGAGCATCCTGGATACGAAGGCCGCACCATTGCAGTACTGCCCGTTAGCGGTCCCCTTATGAAGGGTGATTTCTGCGGATGGTTTGGCACTGCTTCCCTCCGTGGTGAGCTGGGCAAGATGGAAGCTGCTGAAAGCATCAAAACCATTGTGCTGCATGTAGACTCTCCTGGTGGATCCGTTGACGGTACCCAGGCACTTGCTGAAGCTATCCGCAACAGCAAAAAGGAAGTTGTTGCCATGGTGGATGGTGTATGCGCCTCCGCAGCCTACTGGATTGCATCGCAAGCCGATCGCATTGTTGCTACTTCCGGCACCGACCTTATTGGTTCCATTGGTACCATGTTTACCATCCAGGACCGGTCTTCCTACATGGAAGAGATGGGAGTGATCGTGCATGAATACTACGCCACCAAGTCAACGGATAAAAACAGGATGTTCACCGAAGCCCAAAAGGGCAAGGGCAAAGCGCTGATCCAAAACCTGCTCGATCCATTAAATGAGCTTTTCCTGGCTGCCGTACGGACCGGCCGTGGTAAGGCCCTGAATGAAGAAAAGACCCTCACCGGTGAGATCTTCCTGGCCGCCCAGGCGCAAGAGCTGGGACTGGTTGACGAAGTGGCTTCCATGGATGCCACCATCAATGCACTTATTTCCAAACATTCATCTAAAACCTCTCAAATAACCATGAAAAAAACGTGGGCAAAAATCTCAGCCATCCTGGGGCTGGCCGCCTTTAATTCGTCTGCTGATCTGCAGGACGAACACCTGGACAAATTGGAAGCCTCTATGGCTGATGCTGAAACCCGCTCTGCAGAACTGACCACAGCCCAGGCTCGTGTAAAAGAACTGGAGACTGCGCAGGCAGCTGACAAAACCCGCATCACTGAACTGGAAGGCCAGCTGGCAACTGCCAACACCAACCTGACCAAGGCTAATGCTGACCTCACCAAGGCCAATGCTGAAGTGGAGCGTCTGGGTAAACTGGATGCCGGCAAGTTCACCGAAGCCAAAAAAGATGGTGACGAGTTCAACGACTCAAAAGTTGATGCTGCTGCGATGGACTTCCAACAAGAGCTTCTGTCCAAAGTATAAGGCTTCACTAATCCGATCCTTCGAATACCATAAACAAAATTCAATATCCTTTTTAAACCCCTCTGAAGATGGCAATTGCTGTTGCAGCTGTAGTAACCCAGTTTGGCGCATACTACATCAATAATCCCGACAACATGAAGCGCTTGCGCAACATGCTGTATCTCCCTGCCGACACGGCAACTTATTTCCAGGAGCGCCCAGGTGACGATACCGTTTACCGTGGTGTACTGGCTACCCTGAACCGTATCGTGCAGCCCTTCCAAAAGGCCTTCACCCCCATCGGCACTATCACCTTTGAGCCCAACCAGTTCCCGCTGTTCAAGATCAAGGTTGATATGAGCGAAACCCCTGATGATCTGGAGGCCACTTACCTGGGCTTCCTGGCATCACAGCCCGAAGCTGATCGCGCTCAATGGCTGTTCATCCGCTGGCTGATCGAGGTACACGTTATGGCCAAGATCCAGCAGGATCTTGAGCTGAACGAATACTTCAAGGGTGTATATGCCGCGCCTACCCCGAACACTGCTGGTGCTGCTGGTACCGCTATGGACGGTATCCGCAAGGTGATCCGTGGTTATAACACTGCCGGCCGCCTGAACCTGAAAAACGGTCCCCAAGTGCTGGGTGCAATCCCCACCGATCCTGTTGAATGCGTTACTTACCTGGAGAAGTTCGCAGATGGCATTCCTTCTGTGTTTCGCTCCAAGCTGGACGCCATTTTTGTGGCTCCTGAAGTAGCCATCCGCTACAAGCGTGGCAAACGGGAAAAATACAACCTGAACTATGCGCAAACCAACGACCTGCAGTCTTTGGAAGACTATCCTAAAATCAAGGTAGTTGGCCTGGAAAGCCATGCAGGATCCGGCTTGGTATGGACCAGCCTTCCTGAAAACCGCATCCGTGCCACTAAGAAAGCTGTCCTGGGCAACACCATGAAAGTGGAAAGTGCCAAGCGTGTTGTGGACCTGCTCACCGACTGGTGGGAGTCGCTCAACTTCGAAGTGCCGGAGTTTGTGTTCACCAACGACCAGGACCTGGTATGACCAAGCCCTGATCCAGTAAACTGATTATTCATTGAGTGCGGGGCTGCTGCCGGGTGTTCCGGGATACTAGGCCCCACTTCATAAAAACTCATTACCGTGGCAAAAGAGACCAATGCCCAGCAGGAAGGCCAATCCATTGCTGATTTGCAAAAGGAGAAAGCAGAACTGATCTCCAAGATTCAGGCAGAAGAGCAAAACAGTGCAGCAAAGGATGAAATGATTGCTGAACTGAAATCTGTTTTGGAACAGCTGAAAGAAGCCTATGCCAAAATCAATGAGGAAGTGGCACACCTCAAAAATGAGAATGCTTCCCTGCATGCCGGCAACACCGAACTGCAATCCACCAATGAAGCGCTGGAGCGTGTAAACGAAGATCTGACCGAAAAGATCGAGGAACTATCTGTACCTGCTGCAGCTGCCGAAGCTGGCAAGCCTGAAGTGCTGAAAGTTCCGGAAGCGACTTTCCTGGTAAACAAAAAGAAGTACGCCTTCATTGCCCCTGTTTTCCATTTTGGTGGCAACCGCATTGTGGCCGAAACCGCACTTGCTGATAAAGCTCTCCTGGAGAAGCTGGTTGCACAAGGCGCCGGCGTGATCAAGGAAGTGAAGTAACCATCCTGTCTTCCAGCCTCGAGATCCACTATCCTATTTCAAACCTCTTAAACAATCGATCCTATGGGTTCGCTTTATAAAAACTACAAGTCCGGCGATGTAAAGAACGCTGCTCCCGGTTACGGCCCCAATGCGTTCCTGACCCCTGTGGACTACTTCACGGACCTCAAAACACCGGTGATCTCCCCAACCCCTGTCCTGGGTGAGGCGGTGACGATCGCAACCAGCCACGTTTATGCGACCGGCAAAAAATCAATCGAAGTGTACTGCGTTCCCAAAACCGTATCTGGTGATGGCGAGATGAGCGGTGAAGTGCTGGGCAAGGTGTTCCGCTGGACGCCCAAGATCATCGTTGCCGGTGATGGTCCTGAACTGCTCGAGATGATGCAGAACCTGCTGAATGGCTCTTTTATCCTGCATATTGAAGATGTGAAAAAATGCGAAACAGGTTCTGGTTTCGTACAGTTTGGTTCCAAGTGCACTCCCTGCACTGTTGTTGAAGGTTCCTTCAAGAGCGGTACCCAAGGCGATGGCCGCAAGCAGTTCGAGTTCACCCTGGAGGCTTTCGACAAGTACTTCTACACCGGTGCGCTGGAAGTGATGGCTTAAGGAATCAACCTATAAGTTGCCCCCTTTACCCGAATAGTTCACCTCTAAAGCATTTACCATGTTGAAGCTTAACAGGCAGGTAGTAGCAGACCGCTACGAATGCACTGCAACGGAAGATTTCATTGTTCATATTGGCTGCTATAACGGCCCTTTGAGCAATATCAATGAATGCGGCGCAGCTGCCCTGGTAAAGAGTGGTGTTTCCTACCTGGTGGAAAAGCCCCAGGAAGAGGATACCACTCCCTGATCTCTGCTCTCTCTCTGTGATTATTCCATATCCTGAAAACCAAAAGGTTTTCCGCCCCGCGTGGCGGGAAACCTTTTTTCATTTAAAAACTATGTTCCGACCCCAAGACATCGATAAATACAACCAGGATGTTGCAGCCTGGACAAAGGACACCAAAAACGCTGCCCTGGCAGAACTGGATAAGCACGGTGTGGTGCACAGCCCAAAAAGCAAAAGCCCGGTACCGCTTCGCAAGGCACTGAAAACCGCCCTCCGCAAGAATGGAGGTGTTACCAACCGGATCTCGTTCAAAATCCCGAGACATGCGGTGTTCCTGCACAAGGGTGTTGGCCGCGGTACTACCGCAAGCCAGGCCGGATCTACCAACCGAAAGGCAAAGCCATTCCTAAACCCTCCTATTGAACAAAACATTGGCAAACTGGCTGAACTCGTAGCGGATCACCAGGGCACCATGATCGTTAACGCTTTAATGATTAAGTAAAATGTCTGATCACCTGCAACCAAAAACCGTCAGTATATACATTGATGATGCGCCTGGTATTGAGGCCTACAACCGGCTTTCCAAAAAGCAGGATGACTACAACACCAAAATTGCCGAGGGCTCCAAAAGGGCTGAACAGCTGGCCAAGGACCTGAAGAAAGCACTCGACAGCGGGAAGTCTGGTGATGCCATCCAAAAGAAGCTCGATTCGGTAAACAAAACCCTTGATAAAAACAGGGAGGCTCTTGCCAAGGTAACCAGCCAGCAACAGGCCCTTGCCCAACAGTTGGACAGCAAAAGCGGTCCAAGCTTAAAGAGCCAGGCAGCCCTGGTGCAAAGGCTATATAACGAATACCAGCGCCTTGGTACCAATACCAAAGAGGCAGAACAGAAGCTTCTGGAGTATGCCAACCAGGCCCGGGTGTTGGACCAGATGCGCGAAAAGGTGGCTTCTGTCCGGAAGGTGCAGCAGGATAGCACTGCAGCCGGATCCAGCTGGCTTTCCTCTTTTGCCGGCAACCTGGCAGCTGGAGCCGTGATGAAAGTAGGCAGCCTGGTAGAAGGCTTCTTTTCCGATGCTGTTACCGGTGCCATGGAAGCCGAGGCCGGTGTTGCCCGTTTCCAGAGCACTATGGCCAATCTGGGCAGGGAAGACGCCTTTGACCGGCTATCTGCAAAGGCAGATGAAATGGCCGAGAAGTTCAAGTACCTGGATAATGACGATGTGCTGGCCGTGTTCGACAAATTGGTGACCTATGGCAAGCTGACTGAAAAGCAGATGAATGACCTAATGCCGGTAATCATCGACTTTGCGGCAAAGCAGCGCATCACCCTGGAGGAATCGGCATCTGTTGTAATCAAGGCTCTGGAAGGCAACGGCAAGGCCCTGAAGGATTACGGCATTGACATCAAGGATGCAGAAACCACAACCGAACGCTTTAACGTGGTAATGACCGACCTGGCTTCAAAAGTTGAAGGTGCCGGCGAAGCGTTCCAGAATACTGCAGCTGGTGGTGTGGCTGAAGCCCGCCAGCAGTTCGACAACCTGAAGGAAGATATCGGCACCCAGCTGATACCGGTACTTGCCACTTTGTTGGGATGGCTCAATAAGATCATCACGGGCCTGGGCTACATGAAGGACAAAGCAACCAACACCTTCAGCGATGTAAAGGCCCTGCTTACCGGTGGCGTTTCCGGACTCCTGGCAAACAGGGGCAACCGGGAAGTTGAAAGGCAGGCAGGCTTTGAAGCGCAGGCCTCCAGCCAGTTCATACAATCCTTTGATGGCAAAGGGCAGGAAGAAATAAGCAAGGCCCTTATAGAGCTGCAGCAGAACCTACAGGCAAAGCAAAAGCTTGCCACCAGCAAGTACACACCCAAAGACCAGGTGATTGCAGCGCAGCAGGCAGTACGGGTGCTGAAGCTGGAAATTGACGGATTGCTTAAGCTTCAGGATTCCCTTTCCAATACTGAGACCCTTGGTATCAATGCTGGCGGTACCGGAAAAACCAAAAAGGAAAAGGACAAAAAGGATCCAAAAGTTGAGCAGGCGAAAAAGGATGCCGAAGAGCTGGAAAAATACCTGAAGCAAAAGGCTTTTGACTTGTCGCAGTTCGATGCTACCGAGCAGGAAAAGGAACTGGACAGGGCATATAAGACCTGGGAGGAAAAGAAGCTGCTTGCCCATGGCAACCAGGCGCAGTTGAAGCATCTCGAGGAACTGTACTGGCAGGAAATAACCCAGATCCAAACCAAGTACGGCCGCCTGCAAACCGCTGAATTTGAAAAGAAGCAGCAGGAGCGCATCAAGCGCATGGAAGACCTGTCCAAATCTGCAATGGCCGGAGGCATGGCGCAGCTGCGTGGTGTTTCTGAAGCTATATCCAACGGACTGGCCAAGGCCGACCGGCGCAAGCTGGATGCTGCGGAGCTGAAGGTGATCCAAACCAGCGGCCGCGAACAGCTACAGGCAAAACTGGATCTGCTGAAGGAAGAGGAACGGCAGGAACTGGCCCAGGCAGGCCTCACAGAGGAGCGAAAGCTGATTATTGAGGAACAGTACCGCCAAAGCCGAAAACAGGCCGAATTTGACTATTACGCAAGCATTGCGGAAAGCTACTTTGCTTATGCCCAGCAGGTGCTGACCTTGGCCACAATGTTCGACCAGCTGATGTCCGCACGGGAAGACCAGCAGCTGGCCAAGGAACAAAGGGCAAACGACCGCAGGAAAAGTGGATACCGCACCCTGCTCAATAACAAGCTGGTCTCCCAGCAGGAATATAACAGGCGCATCGCCCAGATGGATGCCGACCTGGATGCACGGAAAGCGGAGATTGAAAAGAAGCAGTTTGAAAGGCAAAAGAAAATCAACATTGCCCAGGCAATTGCAAATGGCGCCATGGCTGTTACCAAGATCCTGGCAGAAACTCCAAAGTTTGACTTCGGTGTGGCCACTGCCATCCAGATCGGGTTGGCTGCTGCAACTACAGCTACACAGGTGGCGCTGATCACCAAGCAAAAGCCACAATTCAGGGACGGTGGCCAGCTGCTGGATGGTCCCTCACATGAGCAGGGAGGGGTGCCCCTTTTTAGTCGCAGCGGCGCATACTATGGAGAAGCGGAAGGTGGGGAAGTGATCCTGAGCCGAAAGACGGTAAGAAACAATCCCGACCTGGTTGGCGCCCTGCTATACAGTAGCATGAACCGCAGCGGCGCTCCGATCGTGCCGGCATTCCGCACCAGGACTTACCAGAGCATTGATTATGGAGGACTTTCCCGCAGCATACAACGGTCGCGGTATTATGCCAACGGCGGCACTTTGCCTACCCAACCTGCAGCCCAACCCGGCAACGGTGGTACCGGGCAGGTGGTGGCAGCCATGCCGGCTGAAGTGGTGGATCTGCTCCGCGACATACGCACCTACCTGGGCATACCACCCAAGGCCTACATGGTCCTTTCAGAAGCGCAGGCAGTGCAAGACCAGTATAATCAGTTAAAAAGCGATTCCACATTTAGAAAACAATAAATCATCCCGTTTCTTTAGCAGGCAATCGCCCGTTTTTTCCGACCCTGACTAATTGCACATTGAACTACCCCGCTACCACAATAGCGGGGTTTTTATTGCAGACTTCTGTCCTTTCACTTCCGGACCCTGCAAAATAGGTTTGTACTATGCACGGGGACTTTATCACACTCAAAGAAGTACTATCCTGGATGGACTCCGGCAGCACATTCTCCATTGCTTTCATCACTGCCAACCAGCGCACCAAAACCGGTGGCGAACTCATAGAGATCGCTGAGGGACAAAAGTCCGGATGGCAGTTGCCTGAAGACCGAAAAAAGCAGGAGAAGCTGCAGGCGCCTTCCGAAGGTGTGCGCAAAGCCCCCAACCATTACGAAAACAGCACCCGTAACATCCGCATCGTTGCCAACAACGATATCAGGAAGGTGCACATACGCTTAATCCGAAAATTCAACGGAAAAACCGTCCTATGAGTATTATCATGTCCGATGGTGTTGGCTACAGCACCCGCACCCGTACTGCTTACATGCTGGCAGGAGCCGGCAGCTCTTTTCTTGTGGGTAAGCCATTCACGGAACCAAAAGAAAAGACAGCTGCCGGCGATATCAAGCCCTGGTCAAACTGGGGTGACAACAACGACCTGCCCAATAAAATGGCCAGGGATATTGAGGAATGCGGTGTATTAAACGCTGCCCTCGATGCAAAGCCCCGTATTGCCGTGGGCAAAGGCCTGCAACCTTTTCTGCTGCTCAACGTGGATAAGGAAGGAAAGGAAGACCTGGAATGGGTGTCGGATAGTGAGATTCACGACTTCCTGGAATGGAACGACTGCTTCAACTTCACCACTGATAAGATCTTCGATGTATGCGCTTATGGTTGGAGCGTGTCCCAACTGCTTCTTTCCCGCAACCGGAGTAAGATCAACCGGATCCGGCGCACCGATGTGGTAACAGCCAGGCTGGGTAAAAAAAAGGATTCAGGATTGATCGAAGAGGTTCACCTGTGTGCTGACTGGCCATCCAACCCAGGCCTGGGCAGCGAGTATGTAAAGAAAATTCCCGTGCTCGAGGAAGGTGCCGAAGGCCTGGACATCATTGAACGGACCTCCGGTTATGAGTTTGCCGTTATTTCCCGCCAGCTGCGCAACGGTCGCGGGTACTACCCTCCCCCGCTCTGGTATAGTGCCAAGGCCTGGGTGGATCATGCCAAAGCAATCCCCTTAATGAAGAACGCAATGATGCGCAACCAGATGTCTGTGAAGTACCTGGTTACCATCAGCATGGGTTATTGGAAACGCATCCATACCAAGTGGGATACCTACACCCCGGAGGCGCGTAAGCAAATCATGGACGATAAGCTGGAGGAAATAGACAAGTACCTGACTGGTATTGAAGCCACCTACAAAAGCATCTTCAGTTCTTCCTATATCGATCCCATCACAAAGACGGAGATACCCGATATCAAGATTGAAGCTCTTGATGATAAGGCCAAAGAAGGCAAAGGCCTGGTGGATAGTGCAGCTGCCAACAGTGAAATCCTGTTTGCCCTGTGCGTGAATCCTGCCCTGGTGGGTGCTGGCCAGCCCGGTGGCGCTTATGCCGGCAATGCCGGAGGTTCCAACATCCGGGAAAGCTACCTCACCCAGATCATGCTGATGGAGCGGGAGCGCCGGCAGGCAACCAAAGAGCTAAACATTGTGAAGCGCTTCAACGGGTGGGATACGCGGCTGGAAGTAGAGCGCAACATCTATGCAGCAACACCCAGTGGCAATACTGCAACCATTGCGCCTGCAAAACTGAAACCCCGCCTGGTGTTCCGATATCCTGCAGGCGTACTCACCACACTCGACACCGGTAAAAGCACAAAAGGAGAAGTAGTATAATGGCAATCCTATCCAACGACAAAGACCTGGTACGCGACTTTGTCCGAATCAACTTCATAAACCAGCTTTCATCCTTTCCTGATTGGGATGCAGCCGAGGATCGGTACCTGGTACCGGTGATGGGCTTTGACCTCCACAACCAGGTAAAGGCCCTTGCTGAAGTTGAACCAGGTGGGCCTCTTACTGATGACGAAAAGCGGAACGCCGAACTGCTTAGGCTATGCCGCACTGTGGTGGCGCCATTGGCTTACATGCTGGAAATGCCTTTGATTCAAGCACAGCTGACTGATGCCGGACTTCGGACCATTAGTTCAGACAATATGCAGGCTGCCCACCGCTGGGAGTATAATAACGTGCTGCAACAGCTGGCAGACAAAGGATCCTACGGCATTGAAGCTTTGCTCCGTTTCCTGATCCATAATAAGGAGCACTATCCTGCATGGACGGAAAGCACCCAGTACCGAGAGTTTGAAAACCTGTTGTTTGCCACCGGAGAAGAGTTCAACAAGTACTTCCGCTTACATCAGCCGCACCGGGTTTTCTGGCAATTGCGGCCGCTGATCCGCGAGGCTGAAGATTTCTATGTAGCAGCTGCGATCGGAAATGAATTCTACCAGGTACTGAAAGGCAAAGTGGATCCATCAAAGGAAGAGCGCACTGCTTTGGATTTCTGCCGCAAGGCAGTCTCCCAGATCACCATGGCCATGGCCGTGGAAAAGCGCTCGGTTGCAATTACTGAAGAGGGGTTCACCTTGCTGATGGGTGCAGGAAACGCAGACAGCTCTAATGCCGGTGATACTCCGGCCCTGAGTGCAGGACTTAGCATGCTGCACGACAGTTGCTCCAAGAGCGGCGATGCTTACCTGCTGAAGCTCCAGGACTACCTCAATAGCATGGCTTCGGATGCCATGTTTGCGGAGTACTTCACCAGCTCCTATTACGAAGCACCTGCCAACCCCACCTGCCCGGAGCCAAGCAAAAACGCCCACCGTAAAATCTTTGGTCTATGATCATCCTCCGCTATGGAAGGAAAGGAAGGCTGCTGATGCCTGATAACTTTGAGGAACTGACCCCAAAGCAGGCGATTGCCCTGGCGCCCCTGATGTTTGAGGGTGGCGATGAAGAAAAGTGCAAAGCCCTGGCAGTTAAAATACTTGCAGGGCTGGGGCTGATCTCATTCAAGCTCCTGCCGGCTGAAGTGCTGACAAAAGCCCTGCCCTATACCGACTGGCTTTTTGAGCACAAGCCTTTTACCTGCCAGTGGATCCCGGAGTACCGCGGCTACCATGGCCCTGCAGCGGACTTTGAAAACCTCCGGATGAAGGAATTCCATTTTTCAGAACTGCACTACCGTGTCCTGGTGAGTGACGGCCCGGATGACAGCGCCATCAACAACCTGGTTGCAGCCCTGTACCGCCCTGCAAAGAAGGGTTACGATCGCAGGCGCAATCCCGATGGCGATATCCGGGTTCCCTTCAACCATAACGAAATGGACTACCATGCAGCCATTGTAGCGAAGTGGCCGGAGTCAGTGAAGCAAGCCATTTTCCTTTGGTATGACGGATGCCGCACCACCCTAATTGATAACAACCCCAAGGTGTTTAAAGAGCCGGTAGTAAATGGTTTTGAAAGCCAGTTCGACACAGGCCTTTACGGCATGATGCGCAGCCTTGCAGGCGAGCGCCTGGGACCAGTTGACCGAATTGAATGCATGGAGATCAAACAAGCCATGCTGGAGCTGGGACTGATCAAAGAAGAGGAAGAGTATTATGAAAGCCAGATGGCACAAAACCAATCATAATGGGATTTTTTAAAGACAGGTCCGATTACTTCAAGAGCCTGGCAAATAAGCACAAGCTGGTTGCCCACAAGCGGATTGAAGGCAAGCATGAAAAAAACAGCTTTCACCGGATGAATGACGAAGAGGAGCTGCTTGCTGCCTGTGTCAACTGGGCCCACTTCCCTTGCGTGGTGCATGCCGGCATGTCGGGCAGGTACACAGAAGGAAAGCAAAGCCTGGTTAAGCGCAAGACTACCAACCAGCTGATGTTCCTTTCAAAGGTGGATCACCCCACCAATATGGATAGTAGGGAGGCCTGTTACGACCTGACCATGGAAATAATGGAAGACTTTATTGCTTTCATGCTGGGGGAGTTTCATGAGAAAGGCTTCTGCAGCAATTTCTCCAATATTGACCTGAACAGGTTTTCATTTTCAACGGTATCATTCAATGGAAACCTTTTTGGCTGGCAGCTGACCATTGAAGATGATGCCTTCCCCGATATCACCAATTCCGACACCAGTAAATGGTTTGATTAAGCTATGTCCTACCGTATCCTTGAAAGGCCTTACAAGTTCTCCTATGCTGCAAACCCTGTGTTGTACCGCTTTGATGTGGCCAACCCGGAAGCGCCTGGCTGTGCCATCGAAATAGAACTGCGCACCGTTCCCATCACCGGTACCGTAACGGACACCGACTGGGGTGTACTGATCTCCAGGCAAACACTTTACCCTGGTGCGGACGGTGTGGTTAACTTCTACTGCCAGGACTATCTCAACTCCTACATGGACTGGCATGTTGCCGAACTTGCGAGCAATGAAGTGGTGGCAGTTACTACCCAGATCCGGAAGTATTACATCCGGCACCGGCAGATACAAAAGGGGAACACCTCACCCGCCTGGAATAGCGACAGCGCCAACCTGCTCACCGTTCTTAAAGGTGGAGTGGCAAAAGAAAAATGGGACCGCAACAACTTCTTTGTTTCCTACCTGGTTGCCAATAAGCCTTTCCTTACCTGGCAGCCTGCAGATGAATTGATAGGGTTGGAAGAGCGCCGGTACCTGACCTATTTTCATCATTATGACACCACTCCGGAGCTGCGCTTAAAAGCCAGGGTTGTGTACCAGGATGGTGCAACCGATACGGTGACCAAGGCTTTCCCTCCACTCTCCGCTTCGCTGCTTTTTCATCTTCCTGCAGGCCTGAAGCAATTGGGTCTGTTCGGATTGCAGCCTGGTAAAAAGGTATGGTTCTATGATGTGAGCGTGGAAGATGATGGCGGCAATGTGTATGCAAAGCCTTACCGCTTGTATGCGGATTACCGGCCCTACTACAATGCCTTTTCTTTTATCTATGCCAATAGCCTAGGTGGCATTGACAGCATGCGGGTGCGTGGCGATTATGATATTGAGATCCAGCGGGAGTACACCGAAGTTGAAAAAGCCGGTGGCGATTACGCCGGCGAACTTTTGCCAACCGAAAGGGCGGTCATCAACATCAGCAAGTACGAAGTTTACAAAGGCGATGCCGGCATGCTCAATACCCCGCGCATGCAGGAAGCCATGCAGGATATGCTGCTTTCCGATTTTGTCCTTCGGGAGATCGCCGGCCGCTGGCTGCGGGTGATGCACATGCAGAAAACACAGCCCATGGGTGGCACCGATGATACAGTTTGGAGCTTTCCCCTGCAGTGGCGATACACCTTCAACAACAGTCAGTTTACACCCCTGGGCATAAACCTGGGTGCTGCAGTAGAGGTGGCGCCTCCGGATGACTTTTCCGTTTGTACGCCTCCCTCCGGACTCCAGTTCGAATACATTGAAGCGGTACCAGCTCAACTGGCACACCGGTACCGGTTTACCTGGAATGAAGTCCTTGCAGCTGAAGGCTACGAATTAGAAGTGAACAATGGATCTACCTGGTCCGCTCCCATCTTTGCAGCGACAAACACCGCACTGATCCTCCTGGAGATTGACAACCAGTACAGCTGGCGGGTTCGGACCAAATGCGGCGATGGAGATTACAGTGCTTATACGGTAGGTCCTGGCATCGATATCGTTTCCACTGCTCCAGCCTGCAGTGCGCCCATTAATCTGGAAACAGAGCTGGTGACCATTGATCAAACCACAGCCACAATGCAGTTCAAATGGTCGCAGGTACCAGGTGTTTTGGAATATGTCCTGGAATGGCGCCAGAGCGGCAGCGGCGACTGGCAAAGCAAGGTTGTTGCCCAGGCGGCGCCTCCCACAACCATACAAGCCGGCTTCCTTCGGGATGGCGGGTACGAGTGGCGGGTGCGCTCCAAGTGCAATGCTGCAGGTGACTACAGCGGCTACGCATACGGTGAAACCTTTGTTCCCTCCAACCTGCTGGGCAGTTGCACACCTCCTACCAATCTATCTGTTACCATCGATCGTTCAACCATTGGCAAAGCACGGGCACAGATCCTTGGTTACTTCATTCCCATCTTCCAATGGACAGCAGCTCAGGCTGCCTCCAGCTATGAATGGCAACTGCGGGAAAAAGGAACCAACGGCGCATGGCTGACTCAGAACAACGTGCAAAGCGGAATGATGGGCAATGCATTAGTCAATAGAAACTGGGAGTGGCGGGTGCGTACCAATTGCACCGGTGGCGGTTTCTCCCAATTCATTAACGGACCGGAGTTCAATACAAACGTATAAGGATGCTTGGAATAGAGATCAGCGGAACCTTTTTAGACCTGGCGCCAGGTACATCTGCGCAGGTGGAGCGGCAGTCCCCATTCTTTGGTATGGATAGCCTTGCCGATGAACACAGCATGCCGCTCACCCTGCTTTACACTCCCAAAAATGCAAAAGCCCTGGGCCTTCCAAACCACTTCTATACCAGGAGGGAAAAACTAAAGATCCCGGGTGTAAAACTTTATGACGGGTTCAACTTCAGTTACACCGGTGAGCTGGTGATCCAGGCAGCCCAGCTGAACGTAAACGATATCACCAAGAGCACCATCACCGCTTACTTCCTCACCGGTGTTTCTTCCTTTTTCACCCGGATCAAAGGCAAGAAGCTGAAGGATCTGGAATTGGGAGGCGTCCGGACTTTTGCCTGGACAAACAACAACCCCGCCAGCAGCTTCAAAGGTTTCTGGCAGCATATCCATGAAACCCTGGCCGGTACCATGGATTATTCCTTTGGTCCCATCCGCAATGAAAAGTGGGCGGGCAATTCAGAGGAAGGCACTCCCGACTGGATGAACCGGCTCAACAATCAGGGCACCCTGGATTACAGCAACAACTTCAACACACTGGCGCCACAGGTGTCGCTCAGGTATGTATTGGATTGTGTTTTCAGTGAACAAGGCTGGCAGATGGATATTTCTGCCATGGAAGGAACCCATTGGGAAAAGCTGTTCATGCCTTCCTTTTACGGTGTGACATGGCAGAAGATTATCCAGGTCCAGCAGGAGCCCTACTTTTCTTACACTCCGCTGCCTACAATCAAGATGGATCTCCGCAACCATGTTCCACCGGAATACCCGATCGCAAACCTGATCATCGATCTGCGGAACAGGTACAACTGGGGGTTTGCCTTTGATTCCAATGCCAGGGTGTGCCGCATGTTTCCGCTCAAAGGCCTGGCTTATGGTAAAAGAAAGGATTGGACCCGGTACATGGCAGCACTTTGGGATTCTGACTTTTCCGAAGAGGTGAAGGTGTTTGCCTTCCAGAATGAAGGGGATGGCAGCGATGGACTTTCATCTGCACCCGATTTTGAAAAGGTGCAGTTTGGCCTCCCGGTGTTTTCTTATACCGAGCTAATGGGACCTGCAGAAGGCAACTTCAACCAGGTTGTTTACTGCTGGAAGGAAAACCAGTACTGGCAGTGCAGGTACAATGAGGAAGAGCAGCGGTATGAGTGGGGGCACTTTGCCGATGGTGTCCATGCATACGAACCCAAAGACTTCAATGAAACCATTACCACCGGTATCAGTACCATGCCGGTTTACCGTACCCTATGGCGCACCAATGGCGGCAACTTCTACGGGTTGTTTCCAATGTGTGAGCAGGAAGGCAACTGGGAAGGCAAGCAGGGAGAATTTGTGCCCTGGACAATGCGCCTGCTGTTTCATCGCGGATGGGTATGGGAGGCTGGCCAGGCAGGGTTCAAAGGCCAGATTAAATATCCTTGCCTCACTTCTGTTGCCAGCACTATTACCCAGGAAGAGCCGGACCTGCCCTGGAGCAATGTATATAAGCACGAATTGAATGGAAGTGACATGGGCATTGTCTCCTACTGGTTCCGGGAAAGCCTCGAGTACATGAGCAGGGGGGAAATCAGCAGCGGAGTGCTACTACTGCCAAGGCCTGAGCTGATGGAGTTCCGCTGGGATGATGTGATACTGCTCCGGAACATTCCCTTTTTGGTGGAGCAGATGACGGATGTAATACCCTACAACGGACAGGTAAAAGCAAGGTTGAAGCGGATAGGCTAATCAGCTTCCGCTTCAACCTTGATCAGGTTCCTTTCTTCCACCCGGATCGTGACACCTGGGAACTTTACCCACCACTGGTTGTGTTGCTTAACCCACCCCTGAACGATACCCAAACGGCTCTCTTCCAGGATGCGTTTATAAATGTGGTGATTACGCCAGCGGGTGGCATCATCAAACACGTTGGTATTGAGAAAGACTTCATCATTGATTTGGATAGCCATCATTCGATACAAACGTCATTTTTTGTTATCCACTCTATTGTTCCATTTTGAACTTTGATAATATTAATAGGTCCACCAACATGCATAGGATGGTATTTAGCTTCTCTATTTATTAATTCCTTCAAACCTTGGTCAATCCTTTTCCTCTTTCTCCAAAATTCTGGGCTTATCAAATCCTCTTCAATGTGATCGTAATAACCAGCAGCGTAAACACCATAATCTTCTATAATTGGCTTTACCTCAATATCAAGTTCGCCTTTCTCATTATAAACAATATTGAATGTGGATTGCACCATGCATAAAGAGTCTCCCTGAAATCCAAACGCAATAATGCTGGCTACTTCGCCTGTGTCCTTTCCAAATTGCAAATTGAAATATTCAGGGTTGCCTTCCTTTATTTTCTTCAAGGAATCCAATAACATTCTTCCAAATAAAGGTGCATGTGCATTGTACAACTCTACAGGATCAGTTAAATGGGAAAGTTGTAATGCTACTTTTTTAGATTCAAACAAATACCTACCGGCTAGGGCAAAACCTACTTTACCATTATGCCATGCTTTACAGATGTTCACTGTATCAATATGTACTTCATCACCTTTCCTTCCAATACTTACCAATTGAGTTTTGCTATCTACCGCCACATATATTGCATCTGTCGTTCTTTTTGCAATAATTGTAGTTTGACATAAAGCATGATTAAACTGGTAAAAAAAGGCAATTAGGAATACTAGATACATCTTCATAAGGATCAAATATAATTACCTGTCCTTCCATGTCCGGACACATCTTCCCATTTTCGTACAATGGAGCTAATAAAGAAATGGATGGAAGGGAAACGCAACTTTTATGTTGGTGCTGCCCTGTACAAACAATTCGGCAGCGATACCAGCCTTTTGAAGCTGCTGTCCGGAAAACCTACGCCACACCTGCAATCTATGCTGGAAGGCGCCCTGGCTGCCCTCCTGGAGCAACCTAAAATTGTTTTGCAGGATAAGCAGGTAACAAAACCTGAAGCGGAGGAAATGCCGCAAAGCAATGATGCTGTCCTGGAGGCCATGCGCAAAGAATGGCAGCCCCTTTACCAGCGAATGAACTATCTGCGCCACCAGCTGGATAAACAGGAAGGAAACGGCCCGGAGGCCACCGAAACTCGCAAAGACCTGGCATTTGAAATTCTTTCCCTCGAGCAGGAATGTATGCGGGTTTGGGAGCGGCGCGACTACTACCAAAAGCATGGTTCCCTTCCTGAAGTACAACAAAGGGAAGTACCGGTACCAACGGATCCACTGGAGCTTGGCCGCATGGTGGAAACCTTGAAAAGAAACATCCGGCGCAACAAAGCCCAGGCTCAGAAGCATCCGGATAATCCAACTTACCCAGCGCTGGCCAGGCAGTACCAGGAACAGCTGGAAAAGATCACCGACCAACTAAAATCCAATGAAGGAATTAAAAAGCAGTAGCGAAGGCCAGCGGGAAGCCATCGAGCTTTACCTGGTGAGTGAAGAGGGAACGGTCACCCTGACCGATAAGCAGCAGGAGCTGCTGCAGCGCTGGGAGTATGCCGATGAACTGATCCGGCAAAAGGAGATCCGCAAGCGGGAAGCAATTGCCAAGCTGATCATGTTCAAGTTCAAGGTGAGCCGGACTACGGCTTACCAGGACATTGTGAATGCAGAACACGTCTTTGCTTCCTCTACTCCCCTTAACAAGCGGTACAAGGTCCAAACCCGCATTGAGTTCCTGGAAGAAAAGATTGATGAACTGTACGGTAAGGTTGAACCCTCCACAGTTGGCGAAGACATGGATGTGATCGATGCCGCCATGCAGCGCAAAAACAACGAAGAGTACATCAACCAGGCGGTGGCATTGGAAAAGGTGCTGCAGAAGTACTATGACATCTATCCCGATATCAGGCCGGCACGTTCTCCCAAAAAGATCGTATTCAATGTTTTTGGTGGCCAGGTACCCGAATCAGTAAAGGATGCCGGCAAAGATGCCATGGCAAAAGCAAAGCAGATTATAGAACTCAAAAGGAAGGAAGATGGAAGCTTCGGCGCATGATCCCAATGTTAAAGAGGCGAACCTTAATCTTAGCCAGGCGCTTATTCATATTATAAATGCCAACGTGTGTTACAACACATGGCCCCGTGCCGGTGGCAAAACCTCCGGAGGCATTGGTCCCCGCATACTTCACCTGTCCGAGACTATGCCCCGCTCCCAGATCGGATTGATCTGCGACACCTTCGAGCGGATCGACAAAAGCCTGTTGCCTGGCCTTAAAGCTTATTGGGGTGAAGAGCTGGGGCTGCTGGAAGACATCGACTACGTGGTAGGCAAGCGGCCGCCTGATCACTGGACCAAACCCCTGTTTGTTCCAAAGGACTGGGGACGGGTTGTTGCTTTTCAAACCGGCTTTATTGTTTGCCAGATATCGCTGGCGGTGAATGGCTCCGCAAACGGCTTCAACCTGCAGGCAGTAATTGGTGATGAAGTGAAATACTGGGATGAAGCCAAGTTCAAAAGCGAAGTAAAGCCAGCCATCCGCGGTGGCCGCAAGCACTTTGGGCACCTGCCAGAGTTCCAAAGCCAATGGTTCTTTTCTGACAAGTACCCCAGCAAGGGTGCTGACATCAGCTGGGTATTGAAGAAGAAAGCGGATGTTGATTGGGATGCGGTTCAAACTGTGTTCGACCTGCAGTTGTATGCAATCTCCCTGCAACAGCAAGCGGAGGCTTGCGAAAGTGAAAGCACCAGGTACCGGTATGAAAAGGAACTGGAAGAAATAGAAGCCTTGCTCCGCGAACTCAGAAAAGACCTGGTGTATTACCGGGATGCACAGCCATATGAGAACCAGGAAGCGCTGGGTGATAAGTTCTTCCGTGACCTGAAGCGGGATTTGAGCGAGTTTGAATACGATGTTGCAGTTAAGAACATGGATCCGGACAAGGCCATCGTGCCCTATTACCCGGATTTCACTCAAGAACACCTGTACAACTTCCCTTATGATGTGAACCCCAACAAAGGGCTGATTATTTCATTGGATTACCAGCACTCCATTACCCCGGTTGTGACGGCTCAATTCGACCAGCTGCCCGGATCACCATGGACTACCCTCAACTTTGTGCAGTCGCTCCACTCAATACCAGGCGATTTGAACCGGGCAATGGAAATGTGGTGCGAAGCCTTTGCAGATCACCAGGAAAAGCTGGTGTATTACATATATGACCACACAGCAATTGCACGGAGCCCTTATGGCAGCACGTACAAGGATATGGTATGCGCTTACCTGGCTGCCAGAGATTGGGCAGTTGTGGAAGTTTTCACCGGAGATGCTCCGGATCATGGCGTGAAGTATGAAGCAATCAGGAAGTGGCTCCGCTGCCAGGCAGATAAGGCCATTCGAATGAACGAAGCCCGAAACACCTTCCTGAAAAAGTCAATCGAAAAAACGGATGCCGAACTGGTGAATGGGAAAACCAAGAAAGACAAGAGGTCCGAGCGGAGCAAGCGCATACCTCCGGAAGAGGCGACCCACTACCCGGACACGTTTGATATGATAGTCTGGGGAGCACTGGAGCTGGAGCTGGTACCTATGTACGATACGGGTGGAATTGACCTGTTGGCCCGGTAAAAAGGTGAAAAATCTAGTACAGGACTTTTCCAGTCCGATGCAGTACTGTAGCGGGTTTGACTTGAAAAAAAAGTTCAAAAAATCCGGAATTGGGAAGAAAACCACGGCGGGCCCTATCCGTTCGGCGGCCGGACAATGCAAGTTTATAGAAATATGATGCGCCCCATATCGCTTTAGAATAGCCCATATAGAGCGCCAAGCACGAGCCATGCGGTGGCCGGACACCTTAATTTTTAGAGACGTATAAAGAGGTTAAGTATTAGAACATCCTTAATAAAAACAAATGCAAATGAAAGTCAAAGGAATGCATCTCCTAGTTTGTGGTATCTTATTCATCGTGACTTCATGTTCGCGGCAAAATCCACCCAAGATGAAGTACAAATTATATGTTAGTCCACATGGATATGGCATTCTTTATCCTTACAATTTAGACTCATTTAGACTTGAACCTATGCATGATATCCTCGAAAACTAACTTGCTTTCAGCTGAAAAAAAATGACTTTGATAAAAACCTTTAAAATAATTGTCTGCAAACTGACTTAAGGTTGATGGAGAACTAATAGGTTTATTTTCCATCCAAATAATTTTATTATCTGGAAATATTTTAGCAATCAAGAAAGGGCCACCTATTAGGTGCTGCTGATTATTTTTAATTGCATAATCTGATATAAGTTTCTTTGCATAGAATATATTTTGTTCACAAGTGTTTTCAGGGTTAACCAATCCGGTTTTCAAAACCTGATCAGATGATGAGAGTACAGCATAAGGACCCGACTGAAACCTTCCATTAAAATAAATACCACTATACGGTATTCCATCAAAATATTTGGCTAAATAAATAACATTGGAAAAGATTACAGGTGCTTCGGCAGGAAATTTTCTTTCAATATATTCTTTAAAATGTTGAAAGGTCTTATCTAAACTACGTTTTGGAGTATACTTCTCCTTTTTGTATGCATCGATAAAGAATTTCACAAACGTTGTATTTACCATGCCTGCGCCTGTAAAAGACAGTACAAAATCATGAATGATAAAGACCTTCTGAGTCGGATCAAAATATCCTAATCCTTTTTCGGTCCCAGGGTAATCATAACTAAGCCTTGTATCAGAAACCACAGCAATTCCATCTTGTGAAGGCAGAACGAAAGTAAAGGAACCCTTGAATGTACCTTGAGAAAAACAATTGATTGACATCAACAAAAAAATTGGAAATGAAAAAAAATTTGGAAACATGATAAAGAAAATAACTAGGTTAAAGATTCATAGTTGACAAGCTGTTTTTTTCATCTCGAACTATCAAGTCTCTTTCTAAGTTTTTCAATTAAAGGTAGAATACTAGTTGACTTTGCAGCCTTGGCTAGTGGAACTGGAGAAAAATAAGGTATTGGATTTCTATTATTATCGTATATGTAACCCACAGTCATGCTTGACAATATGCCGATTAATTTATGTCCTTTAAAGATTGGTCCACCACTACAACCGGGCAGACTACTCATATTTAAGACCATTAGAGGCTGATTCTTCCCAATATTAGAAACAACCCCATTTATATAATATAATTCTGCAACCATTGAACCTTTTGGGAAAATACTAGAAACATTCTTCCCAGAAAATGTTGCAACAATTGACTGGGTTGGAAATCCCAATCCGAAAACTTCCTCACCAATTTTGATATCTAGTGTTGCATCGATCATCTCAACCGGTAAAGGCTTATGGCCATGTTTTTCTAAATAATTGGCAAATTCACTATGGTTCTTAACAAAATTAGATGCACTATCAACCCTTTCTTTTTCATCTAAACCTATCACCGCTAAATCAGTATCTAAATCTGAAAACTCCCAAGCGCCCTTTCTGCCCTCTGCAATGCCAAATTGCAAATGCACTTCCCTATCAATTGAATCACCTATACTTGGCACTCGAATAAATCTTGGAAATGGTGCACCTGAATACATTGGATCGCTTCCATCATATCTAAAAACATGAAGTGCAGAAATTAAGTACCTTTTAGATTGGTAAATAACAAAAACGGAAGAAGCAAGAGTCCTTTTAGTTTCAGACATTATTTTCTTTATTGCCTTATCCAAAGAATCCTTTATAATTTTTCCATTTAAGTTTTCTTGAAGCACAACTTGCTTTCTTGATTCTATATCATCATCTACGAATTCCCTTACAGTCTCTAACCCAACAACAGATTTTGCAAGTTCCGATGGTGTATATGGTTGTTTCTTTTGGGCAAATAGTAAAAACGGGCAGGCTATCATCAATGCAAAAAAAATTTGCTTCATATTTAGTTAGTAGGTGTTGATTTTATTTGCTTGTACAATTCTTCCATTTCCATTCTTATAATAATGGACATGTGCATGGAATTTTCAAATTGCAATTCGCACCAGTGTGATAATGAGGAATCTTTTGAGGTTGGACTTACTTGCCGGACACTTCTCACGTAAGCCATATTGACTAAGATTTCCTGCCCTTTGGCTGTAGTAACGGAGATAAAGGATGTATTCATAAGCAGTTAGGGGTTACCCTTTAAGTTTGGTATTATAGCTTGGCTTTGTACTCTTTATACTACATGGGTGTAGTACAATTACGGGCTTATTATGAAGACCACAACGAATTGCAGCCGCTGCAATCAATTGATCAAGTGCCCCCTAAAGTCTTACTCTTCGAACCTGAAGCCCCTTTTTTGCCCAAGGACAACACCTCAACGGAAGGATCGTACTTTTCTTTACCTGAGTGAAGAAGCCCTGAAAAGGCTTGAGCCAATATTTCGAAACTAGTTTGGAGTGCTTCCAACTCAGTTCTTTTCAATTTTATAATCACATCTTCATCCCGCTCCTGGCGGGATGTTTCATCTGAACCTTTGTCCTTATCAAGAATCCACATTTGACCTACTCCTGCAATTAACCAGTTCAAGGAAACTTTATAAGTTGACGATATGTCCACAGCCTTTTCCATTGTGAGGCCTCTTTCACCATTTATCACTTTTGACAACTGGCTTTGATCCATCCTTATAGCCAACGCAAATGGTCTTTGCCTTATGCCTAATACGGAAAGCAGTTCCTGTATTCGTCCACCAATGCTTTTATCAATTTGATTTTCAGACAAAAGAATAGTCGTTTAAAATAAATATGAATAATGTTCCTCTAAATGTAAAAATTGAGGACTATTGTTCCTTAACTTCGTATCAACAAACAATCAACATAACACAAACAAAGAATCAACATGACACGAGTGAGGCAAAATAAGCCAAAAACCCAACTGGACAAAGTAAACAATGCCTTTATAGCAATAAGCAGTGACGTTACTGCTGAAGACAAAAAGGCTGCACAACTTGAATTAACTGTTTCCAGGTACACTGTAAACAGTTACCTGAAGGGTGAGGCAAAGGATATTGAACTAGCAATGAACTTGCTGAAGTTTTTCAAGAAAAGGATTGCTGCTCGTGATAAAGAACTCACGAAGGCGATGGCGTAAAGAAAGCATCCCGCATCTACTCCCCCACCTAATAGCTTGTTAAAGGGTCTTTTCCTCACCCCTGCTTTAACAACATCTAAATACTACATCATGTCGGATCAATCAATGTACCTGGCCACTGGCCTTGCTGTTCTATGCATGCTCATAACTTTCTGGTTATGGATTTCTGCAGAGCGTGAACTACACCGCTTCATCAAGGACTTTCATGGCGTTCCCCGCGCCAGCAGATACAAGTACAAAACCTCCAGGCTCAGGCGCCTTGCTCAATCCCTATTTGGCTTACCCCGCAACTACCAGCCATGACCTGGGTGATTGCCACGGTGAGTGATGGACATACAGTGTACATCTTTCACCTGCAGCTGACGATGATTGGAGGCCTCCACTATATCCCTATCTACACCAAGAGCCAGGAGGAAGCCTTCACATTTTACAGCCATGGCGAAGCCCAACAAATGATTTCTAAACTCCGCAACCCATTGGAACGCCGGTACCATCCGGAACCATTACTCTAATCACTTCCTCAATTCAAAACATAACGATATGCACCTGACAACTTGTGAGATAGATCAACTCACCGCCATCAACGACCGCATGAAAGTGCTTCATGTCCAGATTGCTCACATCAAACGAATTATGACCTGGCTGGTGCAGGACGATTGCACTGTGGCGGTAGTTATGGAAATCCATAACAACACAATCTGCACAGAAAACAATGCAGCTGCAATAGCAAGCCAGCGCCTTGCCGCTTCACTCAAGGCAGATGCAAAGCCATGCCGCCGTAAACTCCAACACCTCTTTGGCGAATCAGCTGGCCTCCGCTTCATGTCTATGATCCTTACCGAAAAGGAAATGGAGTTGGAAGACTGTCGAATTGAAAGCGAAGCACTGCTACGGCGGGCCACATTACCTACCAAACAAACGGTTAGCCATGCGGTTTAATGATTATGATCTCCCGGTGCTGGAGGTGCTGGACATTGGCCCTTTACAAGAGGAACAGCACCCTGATGAAGTCGAAGCCTTGGGATATGGCGCTGCCCGGTACTATTACTGGCTACGCCTTAAAACAGGAACCTACAAGATCATCAGTCCCTGGTTCCTCCGGATTAACCGCGAAGGCCGACGTGCAATGCAACAATGGCGGGACCAATACTGGGACGCCCGGCGCCACTGGGTCTTCGCGCTTCATTAACCACTTTCAAATCGATAACGATGCCTTACCTAATAAACGACTCCATTTCGCTTTTCCTGAACAATAGCAGGGAAGAAATAATAAAAGAAATCGCAGCCGAATCACCGTACACTGATGCTATCATTTTTAGTGGTGACTTGATGGAAAAGCTGCGCAACTACTATTCTGGCTTGGATGGCTATGAACTTCTGCTTTTGTTCAATGACAACAGGAACAGCCTCATGATTGGTAAAGGCACTACGCTGAAGGACAATGATTGTTCCTTCCTGGTGCGGAGTAAAATGGTTGCCCTTGCTCAACTCATCATTGACAAGATGAATCAACCAGGCTTTGCCAATAAGACCATTCCAAACTTCCAGGGTGCTTCATCCATTAACCAAGAGTAGTATGAAAGGATCTGATACAATAGAGAACAAATACTTCGAAGAGCGGATGGCACAGCTGGGCATAACCGACCAGTGGAACACCATTGCCATCCAACAAACTGATATCAAGAATGCTCAAAAAACCATTCTGGTACCTGAGCGCATTTTCCGCCCCCACGAAAAAGGGATCGAAATAATGGTGTATGACCTGGAACGCCTGTTCATATCCTACACCCCAGAAAATGCCCGGTGGAAAAAGAAGTGGAGCATTATTCGCCTGGAGAACCCCATCACCAAGGAAGATGGATCTGTAATGAAGTACCAGATGCCCAAAGGCGCTGGATCCTTTCCCTTCTTTCCTCCTGGGCTGGTAGATAAGTTTGAGAAAAAGGAAAAGATTGAAAGTTTGTTCTTGACAGAGGGATTTTTCAAAGCTTTCAAGGGTTACATGCATGGGATGGATATTGTAGGCCTTCCGTCCATCACCCACCTGATGGAGAAAACAAAAGGATCCCTTCACCCTGATGTTTTACGGCTCATCAATACATGCAATGTGTCGCGGGTGGTTTGGCTTACTGATGGCGATTGCCTTGACATAAGCGGTAGCCTGAAGCAAAGCGATGGAAAACTAAAAGACCTGTACCGGCGCCCTGCCAACTTCTTTAACTCCATCCAGAAGTTCAAGCAGCTGCTCGATGACTATGATGTCGACAAGTACTTCATGCACATTGATACCGAAAACATTGAAGGCAAACCCAAAGGCCTCGATGATCTGCTAATTGCTTTTCCCAACCGCACTGCAGAAATAGTGGCTGATCTCACCAGTGTAAGCAAAGCCAGCCAGTATGCGCAGCGGTTCAACATTACAGCTGGAGGCATCACCAAGGTGCGCAACTACTTTCACCTGGGTGATGTCACCGACTTTTACCTTTTCCACTCTGATCGCAGAAAGGATCTGAAAGACACGGAGTTTGTTTGGAATGGTACCCAGTATAAGTTCGACGAAAAAGAAAACCGCTGCATTGTGGTGGTACCTGGTGACAGCAAAAATTACTTCCGGGTTGGTGACTACTACTACAAGTATGTGATGATCCCCAACCAGCATAAAAAGCTGGAGCGCATTTTCGTGGAGCGGAAGAAGACTACCATCATGGATGATCACAATAAGAACTTCATCCAGCACATTCCCAAATACGAGATCTTCTGCAACGTTCCCGAACACGTAAACTACCAGCAGACGGTAAACAACTGCTTCAATGTTTACAGCCCCCTGGACTTTTTCCCAGATGAAGAGGAGTGCACTGCTGAAGATTGCCCAACTATCATTGCCTTTGTTGATCACATTTTCGGCCACTCCAAATGCAAAGCCATTATTGAAGGGCAGCAATTTGAAACTACCATGTTCGAAATGGGTCTGGACTACCTGCAGCTGCTCTATCAACAACCCGCTGAAAAGCTTCCTATTCTTTGCCTGGTAAGTAAAGAGAACAATACCGGTAAATCCACCCTGGGCAACTTCCTGAGGCTGATGCTGGGCGCCAATGTAGCCATTGTGGGCAATCAGGATCTAGCCGGCGACTTCAACAGCCACTGGGCAACCAAATGTGTAGTAGTACTGGACGAGGCCAAAATTGATAAGCAGCATGTGGTAGAAAAGGTAAAGATGCTTTCCACTGCTAAAAAGATCATGATCAACAGTAAGGGTAAAGCACACGCCGAAATCGACTGCTTTATCAAGTTTGTAATGATCACCAACAACGAAGACAACTTCATCACGGTTGGCGAAGAGGATATCCGGTTTTGGGTGCTCAAAATCCCAAAGCTCAAAACCGATCGCCCAAACATCATGGACGACTTTATTGAGGAGTTGCCAGCCTTCCTCTCCTTCCTAAGTCACCGCAAGCTGGCAACCTCCAAGCAAGGCCGAATGTGGTTCCATCCTAGGCTCATAGAAACGGAAGCATTGAACAAGGTTCGGGAAGGTAGCAGGTACAACCAAGAGAAAGAGCTGCGCCTGTTCCTCAAAGATGTTTTCCTGGATTTTGGAATTGACAAGTTGTATATGACCCGCCAGGATATTCAAAAGGAATGCTTCAAAGGCCGACTTGATGCCAACTACCTGGAGAAACTGTTGAAGCAACACCTGAAGGCTGAACAGTTTTGGAGGCCTGATCCTACCAACCTGGTAGATGGGGAGCCAGGTAAAAAGTATGTCACCTGCCGCTACAATTACCCCCGTTGGGAGGAATCAATTGACCATGTGACTCTTAAAAAGACAGTTAAGCGGGTGGAGGTTTCTGGGGTAGGTCGGCCTTATGTATTCAAAAGGGAAGATTACCTATCTGAAGACGAACTCCGGATGAATGATCTCGATGTCGAAGCGGTTTTCCAATCAGCCATGGCCACGGCGCCAAAACCAGTAGGTAACAGTGATGATCAACCTGATGATGTGCCTTTTTAAACTCATCCGTTCCGCCTGATTTGCGACCAGCTTCAAATTATAATCAATTTCTACTTTTTACTGTTACACTGTTACAAATAGTAAATAATACCCTACAAAAAGGGGCTAACTATATGAAAATGAATACACATTATTTTGTAACAGTATATGACAAAAACGGCTTTACTGTTACATGCTGTTACAGGGTTTGTTACATAAATGTTTGAACATGGATGTAACAGTAAAAAATCTGTTACATCCCCCAGTTACACTGTTACAGAATGAAAATCAAAGAGTTGCAGACCTTGTAACAGATGTAACAGCAATAATCAACTTGGACAAAAAGTCTGAAATATTTAAAAGCTCCCCAAATGCCAATCGATTACAAGAATTATCACCCAAAGTGGTCACTCATTAGCCGCATGATTCGGGTGTACAGGGCTCATAACAGGTGCGAATGGTGCGGTGCCAGGAACGGCCATCCGCACCCTGGTACCGGTAGCAGGGTGATCCTGACAGTGGCCCATATCGATAGGAACCGGGAGAATAACCGCTTTTGGAATCTGGCTGCCCTCTGCCAGCGCTGCCACCTTAACCATGACCGGGCGGTGCACATAGCCAACCGGAAGTATGGAAGTGAAACAAAGTACCAAAACGGTATGCTCTTCCAGACTGATGCCGAAGAACTCAAACAACTCACCCACACTATATGTCAAGAAAAAACAAACCCCGACAACAGTACGAGGCTGACCGAATGCTCACCCAGGCACGTGCCGCCATTGCCGGAGCTGCCCTGGTTGGAGTGCTTACCGGATCCATTGGCCTCACCTTCTTTGATAACCATTCAAAGGACCAGCGTAGACCCAGGCACCATAGAGCCACCCCCTCCAGAGTGATCCGCCGAGGCAAGGATGGTGAATGGTACTTCGAAATGGCTGCCTTCACTGAAGAAGATTGATACAAAAAGCCTGGCTGCGTCAACAGCCAGGCCAATCAAAAATCCAAAAAAGCACTACAAAGATGGTAATAGGATTCAAACAACAATTTGTGCCTTATATCCTTTCCGGAATAAAGATCCACACGATCCGCACCGATCCTCACAACCGGTGGCGCCAGGGGATGAAGATGCACATGGCAACCGGTGTACGGACCCGGGATTATGAGCAGTTCAACCTTGAAGTTGTACGGAGCATTCAGAAGGTGGAAATCAGGCACTATCCAAAGGGAAAGAAGATTGTAGCCATTGACGAAGACCCCATTAAAACACTGGTGATGCTCAAGCAGCTGGTGCACAATGATGGCTTTCTCACCACCAGCGACTTCTTTGCCTGGTTCAATTGCAACTACAAAGGGAAAATTCTACACTGGACCCCTTTCCAATACCAGCCTAACCAGGTATATCAACAGGCTTCACTTTTCAACCTGCAATCATGATTACCCTGCAATTGTGGATAGACGGAAAGCTGCATGCCGAACGGAAGCGCAAGGAACCTCCAAGGCCTTCCACAATTGCAGCAGTATCGCAAAGCCTGTACACAGCATATAAGTACTCCATTGGGTACAAACCCTGGGAAATAGTACTGGTGCTTCAAAGCAAGATGAATGGCAACATCAACCAATTTGCCTCAGAAATCAAAACTCCTAATCAACTCAAATCAGCAGCATGAAAAATTGGAATAGTCGTGACCACCGGTCAGTGGATAGAAATCTGCACAATACAGATAAGCGTTTTAGGCTTGCCCACAGGCACCCACCTAGCCAAAGAAGATCACGCACCATCGTTAGGGGAATCATGTGGCGTGTTAAAACGGATAATGAAACCAAAAGAATGATCATGAACGGCGAACTGCCCTTTTAGCCTTTAAAAAGCAACAGCATCAACTCAAATCACATTCCATTGAAAGCAAAGCAGAAAATATCACCCCTTCACCTGGTACCGGCACAAGAGCCGGCACCGGTGAAGGCTTTGCTTTCCCCTACGGAAAAACTCCTCGTAGATTTGATTGCCAACATTATTGTCGATTCCACCATCCAACAGCATGCAGAAAAAAGCAATATCATACCTACGGTTCAGTCATGAAGGGCAATCCAATTCATCCATCGAACGGCAAGAGCTTATTACAAGCCAATGGGCTGAAAGGATGAATGTGGAGATAACTGATACTTTCGCAGATGCTGGACATTCTGCAAAAACCTTTGACCGACCTGACTTTCAAAAGCTTCAGGATTTCATCAAGCAGCATCACCGATCGGTTGATTACTTAATTGTTGACCAGATGGACCGTTTCAGCCGCGATGCCGGTGAAGCGTTGTCCATGATCAAAAAACTTCAGTCTAAATACAGCATACAGGTGGTATCAGCAACTGAGGGTATCACTTTCGATTACCACACACCTGGTTCCTTTTTTCGGGCTGGCCTCCAATTTTTACTGGCTGAAGAGGACAATATTAATAGGGCGTCAAAAATAAATGCGGGTATCTACACGGCTAAAGCAAAAGAAGGAAGGTATATATATGGGCATGCACCATTTGGCTACAAGTTCGAAGGGCAAGGTAAAAGCCGCCATTTAGTAATAAATGAAGAACAGGCAAAGGTTGTTACATACATCTTCAATGCTTACCTAACCAATACCCCGGACTACATCATAAGGGAAAGAGCCGCCCATATGGGACTAAAGCACAAGGGGAATAGTGTGGTAAAAGATTTCCTTACCAACCCCATTTATGCTGGTCACCAAGTTGTGAAGCCATACAAGGATCTTCCTGGTGGTATTTTCCCAGCGCTGCACAAAGGGATTGTTGATATGGAGACCTGGTCAATGATTCAGCAAAGGTTGAAGGGAGGTGGGATGGAAAGAGTGATCATTGATGACAACCTTCCCCTCAGGGGAGTGTTGAAATGCCATTGTCAAAAACCATTGACTGGAGCACCTTCCCGTGGTCGGCATGGCAAGTACTACCTGTATTATAAATGCCGCCACAAAGGACACAACAACATAAGTGCTACCAAGGCACATGAGCAGCTTCATGAAATTCTGAAGTACATGAGCCTCCCACAGCGATTGGTTGCTGCTATTAAGGACCAAAGCGAAAAGATGTTACAAGAACGGATGAAGGATAACCGCGCTAATCTTTCCAGGTCAAAACGTGATATGGAAGAATTGGAGCAGCAACTTTATTCAGTTGAAGAAAAGTATATCAAAAACCAAATGGCAGCGGAAACCTACCACCGCTGGTTGAAAGACCTTACCAGACGCCGTGTTGAGGTTAAGTCCCGAATAGAGCGGTTCAGTAAGAATGGGGATAGTACCTGGAAATTGCTTTCTGATCACCTCTCAAAGCTTACTGACCTACAATACGTTTATAACCAAGCTGATACCCTCAAGAAACAGGAATTGATCCGATTGGGGTTCGATAACGAGTTGTACTATGAAGACAAGACCTATCGAACCCCTTTTGTGTTACCGATATTTGAACATAACTTGTTGACACTTAACAAAAAAAAGCTGCTCCTGATAGTAGATAAAAAAGAAAGGGCGGACAAAGTCCGCCCAAGTGGAGGTGAGCGGAGTCGAACCGCTGTCCAAACATGA